CTTCACCGCGGCTGAAGGGGTGCGCATCCTTCCCGAAGACTCCCCCCTCCACTGCCTGACCTTCTGCGTCCTGGTGCTGAAGAACGGGTATACCGTTACCGGTGAGTCGGCCTGTGCCTCGCCCGAGAACTTCGACGCCGAACTCGGTCGCCAGATCGCCCGACGCAATGCCCAGGAGAAAATCTGGGGTCTCGAGGGTTACCTTCTCCGCCAGCAACTGCACGAGGCACGCGCATGACCAGTTTCCGTCGCTACGAGTCCCGCCCCATCACCCGCCTGGCTTACGAGATCCAGGAGGATGACCCCATCAATGCCCTTCCCGACAGCACCTACCACGTTGTGGTCGATGCCCAGGACGTGTTTTTCAAGGCCTACCAGACACCCTTGCCTGGGGATTTCGTGGTCTACCTGAATGACGAGGACATCTACCACGTTGCCCGGGGCGTGTTCATCGAGCGCAACATCGTCCCGGGTGCCCCGGAAGATCTGGAGGAGTCATGAAATTTCAAGCAGCTTATAGCTACCTCAAGCGCGGTCACGCCATTGCCCTTCCTGAGTGGGGTGGATACTGGAAGTGGGACGCGGAAGACAAGACCATCTACATGTACACCCGCCAGGGCCAGGTCATCGACATGCGCGACAGCGAGGACATGGATTACACCATTGGCTTCATGTTCCGTGATGATTGGGAATTGGTAGACGACCCTGGCAAGACCGAACACGCGGAAAACTCCGCTGCATAGCGAAGAAGGCCCCCGTCATGGGGGCCTCTTTCGTTACACCCAACCACCTCGCTGGAACTTGCTGTGCTCGGCCTCCTGACTGATCCGGTAGCCCCCGTTCTCCAGAATCCGACAGGCCTGCTCGAACTTGGCAGTGTAGTTGTTGCCCTCGTGGAACTCGCTGCGACCACCACTGGCTCCCATGGGGTTCAGGATGCGGCTGGCCACGAAGTAGAGCAGCGCCTCAAGATGGGTACGGGGCAGGTCGACCTCGATCCTGGCAGGGTCCTGGGCCGCATCCCGGGCACTCAGCACCGGGTGGTCGGCTCGATACACCACATCGAGTACCGGGCTCACGACCCCGATCGGCAGGTGCAGGCTGCGATAGCCCGTGGTCTGTACCGCATCCGGGTTGTCCAGATCGTTGATTAGCAGCTCCTGCCCCTCTGCGATCACTCGCTCGATCTTCAGGATGTCATCAGCTGCCACCATGTAGTCACGCAAGCCAGGCACCACATAGATCTGCGCCCGGCCTTCACGCAGCAAGAACCGCTTGTGCAGCTCGGTCAGGCCCAGGTTGATGTGCGACACCAGCCGATGCCGGGTTTCCGGGGTTACCCCGAACTCACCTTCCCCCTCGGGGTTGCCCACGCTCAGCTGGGCGAACTCCCCGTAGGAGAGGTGCTCGAACACTTCCAGTAGTTTCATGTGTCATCCTCACACGATATAGGAGGCCATGCGGTCCTCGGGTTCATCGTCATCGTCCATCTCCCACATGCCGTTCTCTGCCTGCACCAGATCGCCCGTCTCGCTGGGCCTCCACGGGTTCAGGCTGGCGAGCATCGAGATGGTATCGATGAAGTCGTCATGCTTGCTCTTGAATCCCCCTGCCGTGGCCAGAGAGAGCTCCGCGTACATCTCCCTGAGCTCCTCGCTGTTCTTCTTCTCGATAGGGAAGAAGACCTTCCTGGCTTTGAACTGGGGGACCATGGTGTTGAAGCGCACCAGCTTGTTGGTGTTGGGTCGGATGCCTGGCTTCATGTCGTTCCCTTCGGAAGCCAGAGGGAAGTAGACGTTGCGCTCGAGCATCTGCCCCTGCACCCAGCTGACGAACCCCTGCTGCTGGCCCGAAACCTCGATGCCCACCTGCTGGGGGCGGTACTGCTGGGCCAACCGGAACAGGTCATCGATGTTCTTGCTCATGTCCTGGCGCTTACACACCCCGTCCACCCACAGCCAATCACCCACGTTGTTGTAGGCCCACACGCTGATCACCGAGAAGTCGCTCTTCTGCTTCTCGCTGGTGGCGAAGTCGGTGGTGATGTAGAAGTTGAACCGCTGCTTCTGGCGCAGCACCGCGTCGATCTTGTACCAGGCAATGTCGTGGTCATGGATCAGACGATCCTCGTCCGACATGATCCTGAGCATCAGCTCCTGGTTGAAGGTATCGACCTTGCCCAGCTTGACCGCGGTCTCGTACTGCTCGAGCACGTACTCATAGGTGAAGCGATCGGGCCAGGAGCCCCGGAACTCTTCCCGAGAGCAGGGGAACCGCTCGCACACCGGGAAGACGTTGACCGCCCAAGCCCCCGACTCCACCGCCTTGTAGAGGGGATCCTTGGCATTGAAGGGCGTCCCGCTCCAGATGATCATGTTCTTGGTTGGGTGCAGGGCGTAGTTGACCGCCTTGTAGACGGTATCCTCCACCGCACTGATCACCGTAGCCGAGCGGGCATCCTCGTCCGAGATCAGGTCATCGAGCACCGCCACCTGCGGGCGCTTACCCATCTCCTTGGCCCCACGGACTCCCGTTTTTGCTCCGTACGCCTTGACGATGAACACCTTTCCGTCGGCGTTCTCGAACTCCCAGCGGATGTCGGTGAAGCGAATACGCGGCACATATTCCTTCAGGAAGTCGGAGTTGTCCCAGCGGAACTCCAAGTTCTTGCGCATGTTCTTCACGCCGTTCTCAATCGAGTCCGACACGTAGAGCGCAAGGTCTACCCGACCAAAGCCAGGGATCTCACCGTAGGTTGCGATGTAGAGGAAAAGGTACTCACCCATCAGCGTGGTCTTGGCCACACCTCGGTGACACAGGTTAAGCACCCGGGCCCCGTTCTCTGTGAGGGTGTCCAGCATGTAGTAGTGCACCAGGGGGGTCTTGTGCTCCTCCCCCTGGGCCCCATTGACCAGCTTGATGAAGGTCACGAACTCCAGGGCAAAGTCACTGGGCACGTAGCCAGCCGGCACCTCATAGCTGACGTGGTTGAGGTAGTCCTCGACCTTCCAGGGGGCATTGGCTTCAACACCGGGTGAGCCGCCCAGCCCCATTCCTACGGCCACCGCAGCGGCCAGGGCGGTCTTACGTAACATCGATCACCTCCGCTTCCCCATCGATCACCACGCGGCTGTGGGCCACCTCCTGGGCGTTCACCACCCCTGCCTCCATGGCCAGGCGCTGCTGCTTGGCAAGCTCCAAGGTGGCTTGACGCAGTACTGCAATACTGCTGTCTTCCTTCACACCAATATCGAGCTCGAGCTTCTGGGTCTCTGGCCGCTTCAGGTGGGTCAGCAGGGAGTTGGCCGCATCGCTACGCACCTTCTCGCTCTTGGCGTTCACCATCAGCTCGGCCTGGGTATTCAGCGCCTTCTGGTACAGGTCCTGGTTGAGCACCCAGCTGGGCACCAGGGTCTGCTCCAGGATCAGGTTGACCAGCTTGCTCTTGTTGTAGGCCGTCACGTAGCTGGCAATGTCCTTGCTCGCCATGCCCGCGGCATTCCACTTCGCCAGCTTGTCCGGGAAGGTCTTGGAGAAGGCCGCGATGTTGGAATCCCCCATCAGCTTGTGGCTGACGTACTTCACCGCATCGATGTACCCACTGACCTTGAACTTCCCTTCAGCCATCACCCTGGTGTAGCTGAGCAGGTTCTCCCGGTAGGTCTCATACATGTCCGGGTCGTTCAGGGTCGCCTGGATCTTCTGGATCAGCTCCTGGTTCACGCTCTTCTTCAGCGTGGCCGGCAGCGCTCCCTTGAACTGGTCGATCGTCTGCTGATCCATCTCACACCCCCAGGACTTTCACCGCCAGGTTGTACCGGGCAGTCCGATCAGCCAGACCGTTCTCACCCCCATTCACCTGACGCGTAGTGGTTTTGATGTTGGTGCCCGTCACCCGGTCCTTCCAGAACCACAGCGCACTCTCTACAGCGGCAGCAGGTTCACGTACCAGAAGATCAGGGTCACGCACAATGTCCAAGCCAGTAGCTTGAGCGCATCGCTCATAGTTGCCCCTCCCCGTTAGATGCATCAGGCCGCCCCCACGGAAGTGCCAGCCATCATTACCCTGAGTGTTCCCCAGATTTATCCGCCCCCACTCTCCTCCGTACACGGTATTGGCGATAGCCTGCTGATTCGCTTTCTGGCTTGCAGTCCGGCCATAGGCCCTGGCCTCTTCCTCGGTAATCCGATGCCTACCGAACGTCTTGAGTAGCCCTTCCACGGAGTAGTTCATGTTCTCCCGAGTGGCATTCAAGTCCTTGGACTCATGCCCGACTTGAGCCAGGAACAGGGCAATCTCTTCCTTGGTGTCCAGCCCATAGCGATCCATGTACAAGCCAAGAAGATCAGCCCACAAGTCGGGGTCTTTGCACCCAGGCATCATGCGCTTGAGCTTGGCCCCGTCCAGGGAAGAGGGAACTACCAACAGTGCTTCGTCAATCCAGTGAGTCATGGCTCCGGTCTCTAATTGAAATCCGGAGATAGTGTACGAATCGGGTCCGCAGGTTTTTCAGAATTTTGCTAGAGGGGTACTGGT